ACCGGCACAAGCTCAAAACTGCGACGAAGCACTTCTCCAATGGCATGACCTTGTGGGTGCTGGGTGCTCACAACAAGACCAACCTGCAACGCCGCTCGATCCGCTGGTTGATCGGCGACGAAACCTGGCGCTGGCCCACCGGGCACATGGCAGAAGCTGAGGCCCGCGTCACTGCCTTCGGCTGGCTGGGCAAGTGCCTGTTCATGTCACAGGGCGGTGAAGAGAACGACGACACGCATCGGAAGTTCGAGACCACCGACATGCGCGGGTGGACCTTTGAATGTCCGCACTGCCAAACGCGACAGCCTTACAAGTGGGACAACGTGGAGTGGAGCAAGGACGCACGCGATGAAATGGGCGAGTGGAACTTCGCCCGTGTGCGCGAAACTGCCGCGCTCAAATGCGAAGGCTGCGGCCATCACTTCGAGGACAGCGACCGCACACGCCGTCTGCTCAACGCCGAAGGCCGCTATGTGCGCACCAACCTGCACGCCTCGACCGAGAACGTCGGGTTCCACTGGAACGCCTTGTGTGCAATGAGTTGGGGACGGCTCGCTGAGTTGTATCTGCGAGCCAAGGCAGCCGCGAAGAAGGGCGATCTCGAACCCTTGCGACAGTTCTACCAAAAGCGGCTCGCCTTACCCTGGCGTGACTACGTGGAGGATTTCAAACTGGAGATCACGCCCAGTGGCTACCGGCTCGGTGAAACCTGGGACGATGAAGCCGCTCTGGATCGTCAGGGCCGGATCATCGAATCACCAGTTGAAGGCGAGGCCGTTGCAGCACCTTTGCGGTTCCTCACGGTGGACTGCCAAATGGATCACTTCTTCGTGGTGGCACGCGGTTGGTCAGCGGAGGGTTCCTCACGACTGCTGTGGCATGAACGCGTGCCGACCTGGGATGAAGTCATTACCGTGCAGGAACGATTCTCGATCCACGCAGGCTTGGTATTTGTGGATGCCGGGCACGCCACCTACGAAGTCTATCGCGAGTGCGCGCGGCGTGGCTGGATTGCATTGATGGGCGACAAACGACCCACCTATGTTCACCGGCTCAAGGATGGCCGCAGCGTGCATCGGTTCTATTCACCCCGGCGCAAGGTGGTGCTGGGGCGCGGACAGAGTTGCTCGGTGTTCTACTGGTCCAACCTCAACATCAAAGACATGCTCGCACGCTTGCGGCGCAACCAGGACCCGGAGAACGGCCCGACCTGGGAAATCGCCGATGACGCCAGCGATGATTACCTGTCGCAGATGGACAGCGAGCAGCGCCTTCGCAAGGGTGGCAAGTGGTTGTGGGAACGCGTCGGCAAACGGCCCAATCACTACTGGGATTGTGAATCCATGCAGGTGGCTGCGGCGGTGATGCTCAAGCTCGTGGGTCGCGAGTCCGTCACCAAGGCGGATGACACAGTTGACGCCGATGCCGAGGCATGAAGCTTCTCACGTTTTCACTGCTGTTTCTGCTCACTTCCTGCGGCACCACCATCCGACTCTCGACGGGCAAGTTCAAAACCTATGCCGATGCAGACTCGCTCGCCGTGAGTGATGGCACTGTTTCCGTTACCATGGTGAACGTGAACCACAGCCGCACGAACGAGGTGTGGGCAGGCGCAGTGAAAACGCTCGGTTCCGACACGCTGCGCACCGTGCGGCACTACCTGACCATGGGTGCATTCACGAGCGGACTGCATTCGCTCACGGGTTATGGCAAGAGCAAGCTCGGCTCCGACGCAACAGTGGAGCAGGCTGAGATCAGCGCAGGCACGCGCAAGGCGGAACTTGATGCCGCCAACGAAGCCATGCGCATCAAGGGCGCACAGGCTGCCGCGGAGCAGTGACCCGATTTGACACGGGCATCCGGCATCATGCCCACGCTGCTGACAACTCTTTTTCGCCATCGTCATCCTCAAGTGCGTCGCGCGCTCGATCTCGAGACGGGCCTTCCACTCCCCATGAAAACACAAACACTGCAAGGCAAACTCACCTACCTCGGCATCCTGCTCTCGGGTGTCGGCGCACTCGGCAATCTTTTCGGCTGGGACATCCCCGCTGACGAAGTGAAGAGCATGCTCTCCTGGACGCAGGCGCACTGGGATGATCTCGCGCAGTTCGCTGGTCTTGCCGCTGCCGCTTATGGCCGTCTGCGCCTCAACTGGAGAAAGGCATGAACGCGGTCGATCTCGCCAACACCATCGTGCGCCAAGCGGGCAGGTTTATCGGCCTGCGCGAAGTGAAGCCCAACGCGGACTGGGACAACCCCAAGACGCCGGGACGCGATCTCGCGCTCGCCAAGGAACTGCGCACGATGATGCGTCCATCGCCATGGGAGGAAGGCTGGGCCTATTGCGCAGCGTTTACGGAAGGCGTGGTGACGGTAGCGCTCCAATCCCTCGGCGCATCGGCGTCGCAACTGCAAGCCTGGGCCAATGTGATGACGCCGCATTGCGTGACCAGCGCGCAGAACTTCCGTGAGCGGAATCTGCTGGTTCATTCGCCACAACCCGGAGCTGTGTGGCTCGCGCGTCATGGCACGACCAGCAATGGACATGCTGGCATCGTCACCGCAATCAATCGAGGCTCGATGGCGACCATAGAGGCTAATACTTCTGTCGATCCCACAACATCCGAACGGGATCGCGAAGGCGACTGGATCACGACGCGTCTTTGCTCGGTCAAAGGGCGCGGCTCTTTAGCGACTCTAGGGTTCGTTAATCCGGCTTCCATTCTCCAACTCATCGGCCCATGAGCACACCACGTTTCGATGCCACCATCAGTCTCGGACATTTGGTGCAGATCCTGTCGCTGGTGATCGCCGGTGCGACGGCTTGGGGTGTGCATACCAGCACGTTGCGCCATCTGGAACTGCTGCGCATGGAGGATCGTCAGCGCATTGAGTCCCATGATACCAAGATCAGTCTGCTGGAACGAACCACCGACGTGGTGAAGACCGACGTGAACTACATCCGCATGTCCGTGGACGAGATCAAACGCGACGTGAAGGATGCCCGCCGTTGACACGCCGACCGGCGCATGGCGAAAGGCTTGTTCACGATCGGGTTTACAGTGGCGGAAATCATCGCCATCCAGGCGAAAGCAAAACAGTTCCTGCTCGAAGGCAAGACACTGATGGCCTGGGCTGAGAGCGGCTCTACCGCAACCAAGCAGTTCCCCATGACTGTGGCGGACACCCTTGATGAATGCGCCCACGCCCTGCGCGTGCTTGACCCGCAAACCTATGGCCGACGTCGCCGCGTCCAAATCAGCAGAATGCCCTTCATCGCGAAATGAACGTGTTAAAACAACTCGCCGTGACGTGGCTGCCACGCGCTCTGGTGCCGAAGGCCTGGTCATCGGTGTATGAATCAGCGAACCCGTCACCACGGCGTGGTCAAGTGCCTGGCGCTGCACCACGTGATGCCAAACTCGATCTCACCGCTGCCACCCGCCGTGAACTGGTGCGGCGTTCACGTTACCTGCACAAGAACTCAGGCTTCGTGCGCGAGTTGGTGTCGAACATGACGATCTACGCCACAGGCGACGGCATTCGACCGCAGGCCCAAAGCGCCTCACCGGACTGGAACCGAAAAGCGGAAGAGTATTTCAAAACGTGGTGTGCGCGCTGCGAAATCACCGGGCGGTTCAGCTTCGAGGAATGCCAGTCGCTCATCTGCCGTGGCATGGACGTGGACGGCGAGTATTTTATCCTGAAGTCCCGCAACGCGGCAGGCATGCCCGTGCTGCAACTCATCGAGACGCATCGCGTGGGCGATGAAGTATCGTCCTCAACGACCACGGATGGCGTCACGCTCGATGCGTGGGGCGCGCCCGGCAGTTACCGCGTGATCGAAGACACGGGCGCACGCGACGTGCCCGCTGCGCAGATGCTGCACATCTTTGAACCCGAGCACGCCTCCGCCGTGCGGCAGGCCCCCACGCTTCAGCACTCGATCAATCACATCCTCGACGAGATGGAACTGCTCGCGCTGGAGAAGCACGCCGTGAAGGACAACTGCGACGTGACGCGCGTGCTTAAGGTGGAGAGCGGCGAACACGAGGACGAAACCGACTTCGCCTTCGGCGGTGCCACGCCTGGTGACATCGCGAACAGCGATCCCGGTTCCTTGCAGCGCATCACCGGTGGCAAACTGGTCGCGCTCAAGCCCAACGAATCGCTCGACTCGTTTGAACCGAAGCGACCGAGCCCGACGTTCACCGGATTCCTCGAACACCTCAGACGCGATTCTGCGCTGGGCATGATCCCGTATGAGTTCGCAGCGGATTCGAGCAAGATCGGCGGTGCAGGCGTGCGGCTCGTGGTCGCCAAGGCCGACAGGCGATTCTCATTTCGCCAGATGATTCTCATTCAGCGGTTGATCAAACCGGTATGGTTCTATGTGATCGGCGATGCGATTGATCGCGGCGATCTGCCGAACGTGCCTGGATGGTGGAAGATCAGCTGTGTGACACCTCGCCGCGTCAGTGTCGATGCGGGCCGCGAGGCGCAGCAGAACCGCGCCGACGTCGAGATGGGCCTCAAAACCATCAGCGACCACTACGAGGAGTTGGGTGCGGATTTCGGCGAGGAGTTGGAGCGGCGTGCCCGTGATGCGAAAATGATCCTGGAAGTGGCGCAGCGATACAACGTGCCATTGGAGATGCTGTGGAAGCCGAGTGGAGGTGTCGTTCCCGTTACTGAACCAATTGCACGCCAAGATGCCGCGCAGCCTGAATGATCGCTCCATCCTGAGTGGCAATCGGCAATCTCGTTCGTGCGGCCAGTTCCAGATAGGACGCGTCGTAAGCGGTGAGTTGGTATCTCACGGCAAGCGCGGCCACTGCGTCGATCACATGCACGTCTGACGTGAGACCATCCGTCTCCACCGGATAACTTCGCACCACACGCAGGGCTTCATCACGTTCCTCAGTGGTGATGGTCTTGCGACGTTCCCGGGACAAAAGCCCGTTCATGGTCTCCCAATGCCACAGGGCCGGAACCAGAGCTGACTGGCCGCTGTCAAAGCGCAACAGGACCAAATCGGAGTAATCACTAGCGTCGCTCGGCAAGACCGTGGCGAGCGCGACATTGGCATCCAAGACGAAATCCGCCATTACATCTGTCCCTCGGCAATGTCGTCAGCGATAGGCGTCGCGTCTGCCCTCAGTCTTGAGCGAAGTGCATGGGCTTTGGAAAAGAAGTTCCGCTTCGCTTCGGCAACTTCCGTCGCGGGCACAGGTCCCAGGCAGGCGAGCGGCATGTTTCCCTCCACCACCACAAACACCTCACCGAGATGCGAGCGATGGAGCAGTTCATTGAAACGCGATAGCGCATCATTTATGGCAACCGTAGTCATGGGCTCATCATAACCGTGAGCGGATCAATCGCAACTACGTTGACACCACCCCCGGTGCGTGATCGCCCTCGAATCCTTCCTGTCCCGCCAGCCCTGGCTCATCACCTCCGACGCCTTGAACGCCATGGCCTCGCAGGCCTTTGCGTTCTTTGACGGCAAAGCCCCGCCACCCGAGCGTGCCACGCATCCGCTTCTCTCGATTGAAGGCGGTGTCGGCGTTATTGATCTCCACGGTCCGCTCATCCGGCAGCCGGACATGATCTCCTCGCTGTTCTTCGGAGCGACGGACACGGAGCAGGTCATCGCCGCCATCGCGGAAGCTTCGGCTCGTGACGACGTGCGGGCGCTCCTGCTCGACATCGACTCACCCGGCGGCACGGTGAATGGCACACCCGAACTGGCACAAGCGGTGGCAGACGCCAGTAAGAGCAAGCCAGTCTATGCGTTCACTTCCGGGCAGATGTGCAGCGCGGCCTACTGGGTCGCTTCGCAATGCGATGCCATCTATGCCAC